AAAGAACTGTCAGGCGGCAACCGCCACGGTCGGGCTTTGCAAATTCATGGAGATGATGTATCATGGCAAAGAAATCAAATGTGGCTGAACCCCGTGTCGTAAACAAGATACGCCGCAGGGGCAGACATTCGAAAGTTATCAAGCGGCGCGATAAGAAGCAGTCGTTCTTTACACAGGGGTCTTGCCGTGGCTAATCTATTCGACGTTGCAAACGCACCAGAGGGCGAACCGCACAAACTTGTCGTCGGTGATTACATCCAATGGAAGCGCAGCGACCTAGTCGATGACTATCCAGTCGCCACTTATTCTGCTGAATACGTTGCACGCTCGACGCACGCTGGTTCGACTGAGTTCAAAATTGCAGCCACCGAAAACGCTGAGTATTATCTTTTCACCGCCGAAACGTCTGTCACTGCCAACTACACGGCGGGTCACTATCACTGGCAGCTTGAAATTACACAGACCTCGTCGGGCAATCGCATTGTCGTTGACAAGGGGACTTTCGACGTTGCCGAAGACCTAGACACTAACGGCGCAGACCCACGCAGTCATGCCGAAGTCATGGTCACTAAAATCGAAAGCATTTTGGCTGGCAAGGCCGACAGCGATGTAAGCAATTACAGCATCAACGGTCGAAGCCTGACCAAATTCTCGTTTGCTGAGTTGATGGAAGCGCGTGAGAAATATCGCGGCGAGTATCAGCGCGAAATCAACAAAGAGCTTGCCGAGAATGGCGAGGCGACAGGGCAAACAATTCTGGTGAGGTTCTAACCAATGGCATTTTTTGATTTTTTACGCACAAAACAGCAGCCAAAACACATGAAAAGGTCATATTACGGCGCAGAAACAGGCCGACTTTTCTCTGATTTTATCACGCAATCACTGTCTGCTGACAGCGAAATCAGCCCATCTTTACGCATCTTGCGCGACCGTTGCCGCGAATTGTCCCGCAACGACCCTTATGCCAAGCGTTACATCCAAATCCTGAACAGTAATGTCGTCGGGTCTGCTGGCGTCCGCCTACAGGTTCGCAAGCGCAATACCGATGGCTCGCTTGATACGCCCGGCAATCGCATTGTCGAGACCGCGTGGGCGGCTTGGGGTCGCAAAGATAGTTGCTCTATCGACGGTCGGATGTCTTGGAACCAGTGCCAACGCTTGTTCATCGAAACGCTTGCGCGTGATGGCGAGGTCTTAATTCGCAAAATTAAAAACCCAGCAGGAAACCGCTTTGGTTTTTCTTTGCAGTTTATCGAGGCCGATTATCTCGACGAGAACTACAACAACACTGCGCCAAGCGGCAACGAAGTGCGTATGGGTGTCGAGATTACCAAAGAGGGCAAGCCTGTAGCTTACTGGCTGTTCGAAGACAACCCAAACCACACGAATGGCTTTGGTCGCAACACCAGCGCACGCAAACGCATCCGTGTGCCAGCCGAAGAAATCATTCACTCGTTCATTCAGGAACGCGCTGGCCAGACCCGTGGCGTGCCGATGATGGCAAACGTCTTGGGTCGCCTGAAGATGCTAGACGGTTTTGAAGAAGCCAGCTTGGTTCATGCTCGCGTTGCAGCATCCAAAATGGGTTTCTTTACATCGCCATCAGGCGACGAGTTTGTCGGCGACGACTACCAAGGTGCTGCGCCTCTTATGGACGCAAGCCCCGGCACATTCAGCCAGTTGCCTGACGGAATGTCTTTCGAAAGTTTCGACCCATCAGGTGTCGGCGGTGCAGACTTTGCAGACTTTGAAAAAGCAATCTTGCGCGGCATCGCATCGGGTCTTGGCGTCAGCTATGTGTCGCTATCGAACAACCTTGAGGGCGTCAGCTACAGCAGCATTCGCCAAGGCACGATGGAAGACCGCGATAACTTTAAAATGCTGCAACAGTTTATGATTGAGAACTTTGTTGACGAGGTTTACCGCTCGTGGCTCGAACAGGCCATCACCTATAACGCGGTCACTTTGCCGATGGCAAAATATGACCTGTTCGCCGACCAAGTGACTTACCGCCCGCGTGGTTACCCAGCCATTGACCCGCAAAAAGAAGTGAACGCAAACATCGCTGCTATCAATAGCGGCATCATGACCTTGCAGGATGTTCACGGCCAGCACGGTCGCGACACCGAGGAGGTGTTCGAACAAGTGGCACGCGAGAAGGATTTGGCGGCACGTTACGAAATCGAAACAGCCTTCCAACCGTTTGGCAACAAGTTGCCAGCCGCACCAAGTGTAGAAGGCGGCGACGATGGCGAGCTATAAGCCAACGAGCGGAATGGTAGAAGAAGCAAAGCGCGGTCTTGAATGGCGGCGTGAACACGGACGCGGTGGCACTGCTGTTGGCGTTGCTCGTGCGCGTGATATATCCAATGGCAAAAACCTGTCAGAAGATACCGTCAAGCGGATGTATTCCTATTTCAGTCGCCACGAAGTAGACAAAAAGGGCGAAGGCTTTACGCCTAGTGGCGATGGATATCCGTCCAACGGTCGCATCGCGTGGGCATTATGGGGCGGCGATGCTGGCTTCTCTTGGTCGCGTGCGATTGTAGAACGCTTGAAAAAAGAAGACGGTGAGCGTATGATTGAAGAACCTGAAACCGATGAGGTTACTATGACTGACGAAATTAAAAACGAAGAAGTGGCCGAGACGCAAGAGCGTCACATTGTTGCTGTCCAAGAAACTGACGAAACAGTGACGGTCACTTTTGAAAAGCATCACGACGAAGAAGTCGAGACCGAAGAAACTGAAGTGGCCGAAGCCGAAGAGCGGTTTGACCGTTCTGCGCTGACTTTCCGCGCCGCCGAGGTTACTGGCTCTGACGACAAGAGCCGCCGTGTTCGCATGAGCCTGTCGAGCGAAGAACCTGTTGAGCGTTCTTTCGGCATGGAAGTGCTAGAGCATACTGAAGAAGCCATTGACTTGTCGCGTCTTGCAAGTGGTCACGCGCCGCTATTGCTCGACCACGACATGACCAAGCAGATTGGTGTCATCGAAACAGCTTCTCTTGATAAAGCCGAGCGCAGGTTGCGTGCGGTTGTGCGGCTAGGTAATAGCCCACTTGCTAGAGAAATCTATGATGACATTAAAGACAACATCCGAAGCAATGTGAGCATCGGTTATGTTGTCAAAAACATGGAAGCAAAGAATGACAGAAGCGGGACGGTTTCAGTTAATTCGTGGCAACCATATGAAGCAAGCATTGTATCCGTTCCTGCTGACGCCGGCGTTGGTGTGAACCGCAGTGCTGAAATTATTGAAACCACACCTGAAACTATTATTGTCAAAAAGGACATTAAAATGACTGAAGTAAATAAAGACGAAATCCGTCTGGAAGCTGCTGAAGCTGCCAAGCGCGAATTTCAAAAAACCGCGCAAGAGATTACTGCTCTTGCCGTTAAGCACAACAAGCGCGACCTAGCTGACAAAGCGATTGCCGATGGCATGAGCGTTGACCAGTTCCGTGGCATCTTGTTGGACAGCCTGCCAACAGGCGTTGCTCTTGAGCAGTCTGCTGGTGCAGTTGACATGAGCAAAAAAGAAGTTCGCGATTACAGCTTCATGAAAGCTGTTCGTGGTCTTGTTAACGGTTCTGGCCTGAATGGCCTTGAGTTGGAAGTTTCCGACGAAATCGCTCGCAAAAATGGTAAAGAAGCCCGTGGCTTCTACGCACCTGACACCTTCTGGACGGGCAAGCGTGACCTGATTGCTGGCACAGGCGCCGATGGCGGTTTCCTTGTTGGAACAGACCACCGTGGCGACCAGTTCATTGACGCCCTGCGCTCGCGCTTGGTATTCTCTGACCTCGGCACACGCTTCTTGTCTGGCCTCAAAGGTGACGTTGCTATTCCGAAAATGACTGCTTCTGCCACTGCTGCTTTCGTTGCTGAAAACAACGCCGTTGCAGAGCAAAACCAGACTTTCGGTCAATTGCAACTTTCCCCCAAGTCGCTTGGGGCGTTTACGGATATGTCGCGATTGCTTATGATTCAAAGCGACCCATCGGTTGAAGCCATCATCCGTGACGACCTTCTGAACGCAATCGCTCAAAAAATCGAGCAAGTTGCAATTCAGGGCGGTGGTTCTAACGAGCCGACTGGTATCCTTGGCACAACAGGCATTGGCTCTGTTGCAATCGGAACCAACGGTGGCGCAGCCACTTGGGCATCGGTTGTTGACTTGGTTAAAGAAGTTGAAGCCGACAACGCTGGCTTGTCTGCCGATTCGATGGCATACCTGACCAACAGCAAAGTGAAATCTCACTTGGCTCAAACTGCCAAAGTAAGCAGCACCGACAGCGTTCAAATCCTGAACGACCCATGGTCGAGCCTCTATGGTTACAACATGGCCGTCACGAACAACGTGCCGTCTGACCTGACCAAAGGCACTGGCTCTGACTTGTCTGCTCTGGTATTTGGCGACTTTAGCCAACTTATCATCGGCATGTTCTCGTCTGCTGACGTTCTGGTTGACCCATACACAAACAGCGCGACTGGTGCTGTGCGCGTCCGGGTTATGCAGGAAATGGACTTGGGTGTTCGTAACGCTCAATCGTTCGCTGCTATCAAAGACATCAACGCCTAATCGAGTGGGGGGCGGGTCAGCCCTGTCCCCCATTTCTTTCTTATTACGGAGAAAACAATGGCCGAACAAAAAGTTAAAATTGAAGTTACCTCTGGCGTTGGCATCGAAGGTGTCGCATACGCAAAAGGCGATGTGGTCGAAGTTTCTCAAACAGACGCGGTGCAACTTATTGCAATGCGTCGAGCCAAGGGCTACGAAGCCCCAAAAATTGACCGCTCGGTCGGCCTGAACACAGAAGACGCTGCGCCATTGGTGAAGCGCACCCGCAAAACGAAAGCCAAGTAAATGGCAGTCGAAACCGCCACAGAATTGGCAGTCTTTTTTGAGACCGACGACTTTGCGGTCACGGCCAGCTATACGCCATCGGGCGGTGCGGCGGCTGATGTCAAAGGCATCTTTGACAAAGAATATCTTGAACTCGATAGCGGCGGCACTGTAGCTTTTGCAGTTAATCAGCCACGCTTTCAGTGCGCCACATCTGACGTATCTAACGCAGCCGAGGGTGATGCCATCACCATCTCAGGCACTAGCTATGTCGTGCGTGTTGTCCAAGACGATGGCACAGGCGTCACCACATTGGTAATCGAGGAGCAGTAATGGCACACGTTCGCAAGACCATCCGCGACAACATCACGACAACCCTGACCGGGTTGACGACGACTGGTTCTAATGTTTACCAGACGCGCTTTTATCCTTTGGCCGAAGCGAAGCTTGCTGGCCTTTGCGTATATACCAACAGCGAAAGCACTGAGACCAGCACTATCACTGTGCCGCGCACGCAGTTGCGGACGCTTGAGGTTATGGTCGAGGCTTATGTCAAAGGCACAACCAACATCGACAACACCCTCGACACGATTGCGGTCGAAGTCGAAGAAGCACTGGCCGCAGACGTTACGCGAAGCGGCAACGCTAAAGACACAAAAATCACAGCATTCGAGGCGTCTTACTCGGGCGATGGCGACCAGCCAGTTGGCGTTGGACGTTTTACCATCGAGGTAATGTATGCTACACTTGAAAACGATATTGAAACTGCAAGGTGACGAGCATGGAAAAGCGTGTTAAGTTATACAAAGATGGCGAGACTATGGAAGTCTGGTCTGGTAAAGTTGAACGCCTAGCTGAAGTCGGCTGGTCGGAAGAAAAGCCAAAGGCGAAGGCTAAAAAAACGCCAAAAACTGAAGTTGCAACCAAACCGAATGAGGCATAAATCATGGCAACACATACAGGCTCAGAAGGCACAGTTCACGTTGGAACCGATGCCATCGCAGAAATCCGCTCGTTCTCCTTGGAAGCGACTTCGGAAGTAATCGAAGACACAAGCATGGGCGACACAGACCGCAGCTTTAAAGCTGGTCTGAAAAGTTTCACAGGCTCGGTCGAAGTATTTTGGGACGAAACTGACACGGCGCAGATTGCTCTGGACGTTGGTGCGGAAGTTACTTTGAAAGTGTATCCAGAAGGCGCAACAACTGGCGACAAATACTACAGTGGCTCCGCTATTGTAACAGGTCGCACAGTCACATCGTCGTTTGATGGTATGGTTGAAGCAGCCATCACAGTTCAAGGCAATGGCGCACTGACTTTGGCGACTGCTTAACACTTAACAGACAGGGGGTGGCACTATGTCTGCATTTGGCGAGCGCATTAGCGCGAACACTAAGCAAAACACAATCCGCGTTGAGGTTGCTGAGTGGGGTGACGAAAACGAGCCTATGGTTCTTTTCGCCACGCCGCTTAACGCTGGCGAATTTACACGCCTGCAAAAGAAGCACCCAAACTTTCTGAATAACATGACGGTCGAAGGGCTGATTGATATGTTAATCATGAAAGCCATGGACGGTGAAGGCAATAAGGCGTTTGACCTTGGCGACAAGCCAGTTCTTATGCGCCAGCCTGTCGGCCTTATCAGCAACGTAGCTGGTCAGCTTATGGGTGACGTGGCGAGTGTCGAAGAAGCAAAAAAGGACTAAGCGATGACCCCGACCGCTTTGTGGTCATCGCATTAGCCGACCGTCTAGGTAAGACCATTGGCGAAATCGAAGAAATACCCTATACTGAACTAATCGAGTGGGTAGCATATTTGGAAGTTCTAGCGGATGGCAGACCAAAATCTTAGAGTAAATATCACAGCCTTTGACAAGACGCAGCGAGCTTTTGCGTCTGTCCGGGCTGGGCTTGGCAAAGTCAAATCATCTGTTTTTAACGTCCGCAACGCTGTCGTCGGACTTGGCGCAACGCTTGCCCTTAAACAGTTCGCGGGTCAAATTGACGACCTAGCTAAAGCCAGTGGGCGTCTTGGGCTTACTGTTAACGAATTGCAGTCTTTGCAGTTCGCTGCGGGTCAAACAGGCGTTTCATCCGACGAGCTTACCAAGGGTCTTGAGCGTTTCAGCCGAAGCATTGGCGAAACCGCGCAAGGCATCGGGTCTGCCAAAGAAGAATTTGAACAGCTTGGCATTAGCGTTAAGAACGCAGATGGCTCACTAAAACCAACCACGACCCTGCTGAACGAGGTTTCTGATGGCCTTAAAGATGTAAGTGACCCAGCCGAGCGCGTGCGTATCGCATTCGACCTGTTTGGTCGCTCTGGTGTCAAACTAATCAACACGCTCAAGGGTGGGTCTGATAGCCTTACAGAACTGCGCGACCGATTTAATGACATCACGATTGCGCTGACAGAAGACCAAGCCAAAGCGGTCGAGCAAGCTAACGATGGCTTTGACAGACTTGGAAAGACGTTTGTTTCCTTTGGACAGTCTATCACTGCCACGGTCTTGCCGGGCATCCAGCACGTTGCAGAGGCGTTCACGGTTCTGGGTTCGCTTGCTATTGCGGGTGTAATAGATGAGGTCAAGACTTTTCGCAACGGTCTTATCACTTTAGGTCAAAACCTTGGGTTCTTGGAAGACGCCCAAAGGTCAGCAATCAACGAAGGCACATCTGCGCGGTTGCGTGAGATTGCCGAGAGCTACGCACTTGCATCTGGTCAGGTAAGCAACTTGGCAGACAATGTCAAAAAAGTTGGCGAAGAAGCCGCGCCTGCCGAAAACGCTCTTGCTAAACTGTCTAAAACAGCAGAGACAACTGGCGAGAAGTCGGCAAAAACTGTGGCGTCTAGCTTTGGCGACACGTTTAAAGCCATCGCGGAGGGAACGAAAACCGCCTCGGCTGCTTTTACTGACATGGCAAGCACTATAATTTCACGCCTTTTCGATATTCTGGTTGTTGAGAGAATGGTGCAAAGCATTGCGGGTAACCTTAAATCCACAAAACTATTTGGCGGCGCACCAGCTACACCCCCAAAGGGTAATGCCATCGGCGGCTCAGTCCAACGCGGCGTCCCCACAATCGTCGGCGAGCGCGGCGCAGAGTTATTCGTGCCAGCGTCATCGGGCAGCATCGTGCCAAACAACAAAATGGGCGGCGGCGGCGGTGTCACTGTAAATCAAACGGTAAACATCAGCACGGGTGTTGCACAGACTGTTCGTGCCGAGATGGTTCAACTGCTGCCACAGGTCGTCAACGCTGCTAAAGCTGGCGTTCTCGACGCTAAAAAGCGCGGCGGCGCATACGGGAGCGCATTTTAAATGGCTATCACTTACCCACTAGCTTTACCAACGACCAAAGGCATCCGCGCTATACGTCTGGTTGCAAAAAATTCGGTTGGCGTAAACACAAGCCCTTTCACATTTTCGCAGCAGGTCTATAAGCATCAAGGCCAAATCTGGAAAGCGGAGGCGTCTTTGCCGCCCATGACCCGCGCCGAGGCCGAGGAGTGGTTCTCGTTCTTGGTTAAGCTGAACGGTCAATATGGCACGTTCTTGCTAGGCGACCCACACGCAGCACCACGCGGTTCGGCAGCATCAACGCCCGGCACGCCAGTTGTTAACGGTGCAAGCCAAGTCGGTTCGACCCTAGCGGTTGACGGGTTGCCAGCCAGTGCCACAGGCTACCTAAAAGCTGGCGACTATATCCAGCTAGGCTCTGGCGCAACGGCTCGTTTGCACAAGGTTTTGAACGATGTCGACACAAACGGGTCGGGCGAGGCCACGTTGGACATTTGGCCAGACCTACGCTCGTCGCCTGACGACGACAGCGCAGTCGTGGTTTCAGATGCGGTTGGAAACTTCCGCCTATCAACAAACGAAATCGGCGTCGATATCAACGAGATTGAGCTTTTTGGAATTACATTCGCTGCTATTGAGGCACTGTAATGGCCAGAAGTGTAACAGCCGCCCTAAACAACCAACTCACAGCAATCGAGCTTGAGCCGTTCTTTCTTATCGACCTAGAGTTTGATGGCGGCACACTTTATTTCTGGACAGGCATTCGACCGCTAACATGGAATGGCAACGAGTATATCGGCGCGGGAAACCTTATCGGCATCTCACAGATAGCTGAGACCGCCGAGGTTCGCGCTGTGGGCGTTACTCTAACGATGTCGGGCTTCCCTGCCGAAATCATATCCATCGCTCTCTCTGAGGCTTATCAAGGCCAGCCAGTTAAGATACGCTTTGGCGCAATGTCGTCTGATGCCGTTGTCGCTGACCCCTATCTAATTTTTGACGGTCGCATGGATGTTATGACCATCGACGACAGTGGCTCCACCGCCACCGTTAGCATCTCGGTCGAGAGCCGACTGATTGACTTAGAGCGTCCAAGGTTGCGCCGATACACGCCCGAAGACCAGAAGACCAACTTCCCAAATGACACTGGCATGGATTTCGTGCCGACTATTCAGAACGTGGCTATTCAGTGGGGTAGGTAATGCAACGCGTTGACGGTTGGGAAATTAAGCTGGAAGACGCCCTGCAAGACGCAGCATCGAAGCCATACATCATGGGCAAAACCGACTGCTTTTTATCGACAGCCAACGTGGTTCAATCGGTAACAGGCGAAGACATTATGGCGGATTGGCGTGGCGACTATAAGACACTCAAGGAAGCCGCAAGGATTATCAAAGCCGCAAGCTACGAAAGTGCGGTTCACTGGCTGGACAATGTAACGGATGGACGGGTCGCAGCCAGCAAGGCTAGGCGCGGCGACATAGTTGCAACGCAAACAGACCGCATAATTCCCTCGTTGGGTATTTGTGCAGGCGACAAAGCAGTGATTTTCGTGCATGATGTGGGTGCGGTCTTTGTGCCGATGAACACAATCGAAGAAGCGTGGCGGATATAATATGGGCGATAAGGTAGAAGATGTAGTCAAGGACGTTGTTATCACGGCGGCGTCGATTTACTTTACTGGCGGCGCAGCATCATGGGGAACCGCCTTTGCAGGCGCGTCTGCGTTGACTGCGATTAGTTATGCTGGTGGAGCTTACGATGGTATTGATGCGCCTAAGTCTCTGACAGGCGAGGTCGAAGGCCGAGAGAGAAACATCAAGCTGCCAACGCAGGCACGGCGCACAATATATGGCCAGAATAAGGTCGGCGGCACTGTGGTGTTTCTCGAGACATCGGACGACGACAAATATTTGCACATGGTTCTGGCTATCGCCGACCACGAGGTTGAGTTCATTCCATCCAGTCTCTATTTAAATGACGCTAACGTTGGGGTTGCCATCAACGGGTATGATGCAAACCTCGTTGCTCGCTACGTTCCTTTTTCGTTTGATTGGACGTTGTTTGGTCAGCCGAGGAATGATAGCCCATTTTGGGATGGCACAAACCCGCTTGCGCGGTTTAAATATCACGATGGAACTCAGACAATCGCTGACGCTGACCTAGTGGCGGAAACAAGTGCCGACGAAAACTTTGTGCTAAATGGCGTTGCCTATATCTATGCTCGGTATGAATGGGATGTGGACGCATACCCGAATGGCATCCCAGCCCTGACGACCATAGTCAAAGGCAAAAAGGTCTTTGACCCACGCGATGACACGACTGCTTATTCAGAGAACCCAGCACTAATTTTGCGCGACTACCTGACTTCAGACATTGGGCTTGGCTCAACTGCCGCAGAAATTGACGACGATGCCGTTACAGCCGCCGCAAATATATGCGACGAGACGGTGACGCTTGAGAGCGGCACAGAGAAGCGTTTTGAGGCGAATGGTGTGATAGATTCGGACAAAGCACCAAACACGGTTTTGCCACGTCTGCTGACATCTATGATTGGTGAGTGCATATATACAGATGGCAAGTGGGTGATGCTGGCGGGTGCTTACAGAAGCCCGACCATCACGCTAGACGAAGACGATTTGGCAGGGTCTATATCGGTGCAAACTCGTGCCAGCCGCCGGGACAGTTTCAACACTGTGAAGGGCATATTTGTTTCGCCGCAGGACAATTTCCAGCCGACCGATTACCCTGAAATCACAAACGCCACTTATGTCACCGAAGACAGTGGCGAAAAGGTATCGACCGAGCTAGACCTGCCATTCACGAGCAGCAACACAATGGCGCAACGCATCGCGAAGATACATTTGGAGCGCGGTCGGCAACAGTTGATTATTTCCTACCCAGCCAAGTTGACCGCGTTTGTTTTGCAGGTTGGCGACACCGTAATGGTGACCAACGCACGGTTCGGGTTCTCGTCGAAAGTGTTCGAGGTTATCGAATGGTCGCTGGCGGTGAATCAAGGTGATGGCTCGACATCATATGGCGTTGACCTTGTGTTGCGTGAGACTGCTGCTGGCGTTTACACATGGGCAAGCAACGAGCAAATCGCGTTCGACCCTGCGCCTAACACCACACTGCCATCGGCCTTTTCGACCTCTGGCGTAGGGATTGCTATTAGCGAAGAGCTTAGAATTGCGAACCAAAAAGCAATCGCAGTGATTACCGCAACTTTGAGCGGCGGCGGAAACTTCCGCGAACAATACGAGGTGCAGTTCAAGAAAAGCACTGACACAGAGTTTACATCTCTCGGGCGTTCCAATGCCAAAATCTTTGACATATTAGACGTGGAAGATAACGTAACGTATGACATACGCGCTCGCTCCATCACTGGCCTTGGCGTTAGAAGCGCGTTCACAAACATCTCGCACCAAGCGGTCGGAAAGACTGCGCCGCCTGCCAATGTTACTGGCCTACGCGTTAACGTGGTGGGTAGCGAGGCGCATTTATCTTGGGACGCAGTGGCCGATTTAGACTTGAGCCATTACCAAATCCGCTTCTCAAAAGACACGACATCTCCATCGTATCAAAACGCCTCGACGTTAATCCAAAAGATTACCGCCACGAGCATTGCCGTGCCTGCAAGAACTGGCACATATTTCGTCCGAGCATACGACACAAGCGGGAATGCTTCTCTGGTCGCGGCCAACATCGGCACGAGCGTTCAAAGCATAGCTGGTTTAAATGTTGTTGAGACATCAACACAGAACCCAGCTTTCGCAGGAACCAAAACCGACTGCGTGGTTGACGAGGACAGTTTCGAGGTGCCAGTTCTAAAGCTGGCGACAACCATATTATTTGACGCCAAGACAGGTAATTTCGATGACGCCGATGGTTCCTTTGATGGCGGCGGCGGTGAGGTGGATGGCCTAGGCACATATGAGTTTGATAACTATGTCGAGTTAGGTTCGAAGTTTACTAGTCGCGTGACCGCGCTGCTCGACGTTGTGCGTGTCGACTATGTGAACCAGTTCGACGATGCAAAAGGAAATTTCGACGACCGTTCTGGTCTGTTTGATGGCGACCCGGCAAGTTACGACGACACCAATGTGACGCTGTTTGTGGCGACGACCGACGACGACCCGTCTGCCACACCAACTTGGTCGGATTGGAAAGAATTTGTCGTTGGTGATTACACGGCTCGAGCCTTAAAGTTCAAGGCCGATTTGACCACAACCGACGAGCAGGCAACTCCTGCGATAAAAACACTGGCGGTCGAAGTTGATATGCCTGACCGCATCACAGCCGACAACGACATCGCAAGCGGCACGGCGGCTGGCGGTAAGGTCGTTACGTTCAGCCCAGCGTTTAAGGCGGCACAAGGTTTGGCCATTGTTGCAGAAAATATGGCAACAGGTGATTTTTATGATATAGTAAGCAAAGACGCCACAGGGTTCACGATACGCTTTAAGAATAGCGGTGGCACGGTGGTTGACCGAACATTTGATTATGTAGCAAAAGGCTATGGAGAAGTTTCAGCATGAGCCAGCACGATTTAGAAATTGCCAACCAAGGTTTTGCCGCGTTCCGCCAAGACCTGAATGACGCCTTGCAAGCCCTTGGTGGTTTGCAGTCGGGCGCGGACGCGCCGACGACGACATACGCGAACATGTTTTGGTATGAGACCGACACCGACAAGCTATATATCCGAAACGAGGATAATGATTCATGGGTTGAGGTTTTGACATTCGACCAAGCGAATGACCACTTGGCAACTATTGGGGCGACGATTACGCTTGATGGTGCAGGAAATATGTCTCTTGCTGGCGACCTGACTGTTGACACCGACACCCTATACGTTGACAGCACAAATAATCGGGTCGGCATAGGCACGAGTTCTCCAGCCAGAGACTTATCGGTTGGTGATGGCACTGGCTCTCCGAATATACAGTTATTAGCCGTTAGTGGTGGCAACTCTCGAATAGAGTTTGGTGACACAGACGACAGTGACGTTGGTGAAATTCAATATCTTCATGGCGACAATGCTATGCTGTTTCATGTAAATGGCTCAGAACGTGTGCGTATCGACAGTTCGGGTTATGTGCATATAGGCACTGGTGGTTTACAGGCTGGAACAACTGTAGCTGGAACAAGCCTAAGAGGTTCGGACATTCTAAAGTCAACAAATACAACCAGCAACGCAAATCAAGTTGTATTTTATAATCCTAATGGGGTAGTCGGCTTAATTCGCACAAGTGGCTCATCTACTGCATACATTACATCATCAGACTACCGCCTGAAAGAAAACGTCACTGGCATTACAGATGGTATTGAGCGTGTTAAGCAGCTTAACCCGTCACGTTTTAACTTTATCGCTGATGCTGATGCTACTGTCGATGGCTTTCTTGCACACGAAGCTGCAACAGTTGTCCCAGAAGCTGTTAGTGGCGAAAGGGATGCTGTTGATGAAGATGGCAACCCTGACTATCAAGGCATCGACCAATCCAAACTTGTGCCGTTGCTGACCGCAGCACTGCAAGAGGCAATCGCTAAAATCGAAACTCTTGAAACACGACTAACCGCATTGGAGACAAACAATGAGTAACGCAAGACAGATATCTGACCTCTTAGACGGTTTAGAAGTTGATGGCACGGTCACGGCTGATGGGTAAACTGCGTTTGCGTGTTGGACAGCCAACTGGCTCGAATTAGATTAAAATGCGCGACACTGCAACCGATGACGGTGGCAATGTCACTATCGAAGAATGGCTCGTTCGTTAAGGAGAACACAATGGAGACTATCATGGCAATTATCGAAAACATTCCCTACCTCATCTCATTCGCTGCGGCCATCTCGGCTGTAACCAAAACCCCGAAAGATGACGAAGTCGTCAAGAAAGCCCAGAAGGCTTACAACATCGGCTATAAAGTCATCGACGTATTGGCGTTGAACATTGGCCGGGCGCGGAACAAATAAGGTGGAAACCAAGGTCGCACATGACCTCGTCATCGGGGCTGGTGTAATCACGTCACCAGTTTGGATGGCGGATGCAACAGAGTGGATGCAGTTCCTCGGTGCTGCGTTTGCTCTGGTCATCGTATCGTGGCGGCTTTACCGAATAATCCGCGAGGGTTAAGTTCGATGAATTTTGGCGACACATTGTTGCGATGGTGGCCTGTCGTCACTGCTTTGGCGGTGATGGCGTGGTGGGTGTCTAAGTCTATCAGTGAGCTAAAGTCTCACAACGATAAGCAAGACACCCAAATCGAAGAAAACACAAAAAAGATTACTCAGCTTTTCACATTCTTTAACGACCTGACGCGGCGGCGTTTAGATAAACTCGACCGCCTTGAGGACAGGGACGAATAATGGCGTTCCCGCCTGTAACTAACGCGCACCATATCGGTCGCGTCGGCGAGTTACTCGCGCAGTCAATTCTTGAGCAATACGTTAAAACCGCGAGAATTAACCACGACGGTTTCGACCTGATAATCTTTGACGCCAAGGGCGACAGTTATCGCGTCGAGGTAAAGAGTGCTAGCAAGTCAGCAGAAGACGCAGGCTTCCGATACAAGTTTATGACGTGCAGTGGCTCAAAAACAAAAAGAGCAATCACGCCGGACGACACTGATTTGGTTTGCTATGTGGCTTTGGATATCCGTCGGATTGTTATAAGGTGCGCGACAAGCGTGTCGAAAAAACGAACTACTTTGAAGGCAAGCGAGTTTTATGTGCAGGAAGATTTGCAACTTAATGAAGCACTTAACGAGGTTAGGAAAAGACGAGATGGCTAAAATTGAACCCGATTGGGATGAGTTTCAAAACTTTTCGCGAAGCGAAATGGCGTGCAGCCATTGCGGTCGCGCGGAGATGGACAGCGACACGATGTGGAAGCTGCAAGAATTGCGCGATGCCTATGGCAAGCCCATGAAGATAACGAGTGCATACAGATGCCCGCAGCACCCTATCGAAGCACGCAAGGCAAAGGCAGGCGCACACGCAAGTGGCCGCGCAATTGACATCGCTGTGTCGCGCAACGAGGCTTATGTGCTGATGCGCCTAGCGTTGAAACTTGGGTGGCAAGGCATTGGCGTGCAGCAGAAGGGCGACGGGCGCTTTTTGCATCTCGACGACCTGACCGAGAAAGAGGGCTGGCCACGCCCGACCGTGTGGTCTTACTGATGAGATACAACCATTGGTTTTGGAACAGCACGCTGATGGATTTGTTTGCCAAGCTAATCAGCAGGACAAACTCGAAACTTTGGCAAAAGCGGTTCGGTCGCTAGTTTGCTTTATTTTCTGACAGGCGGTGTCGCTGGCTTCATGGCAGTAATTATTTTTTGCAAAATGGGTTGACGCGTTTCGTGACGTTTGCTATAGATAGGGGGTAGCAAATTGAAACGAGGGTTTTATGGAACATATTAAAAAAACTATTGAGCAAGGGTTTGCTTGTTATTACGTCCCTGACTTGCCAGAAGCAAAAGTCGCGAGACAGATGTGGGGCGACAGGGACAGCGCGTGGGTTATGAAAATCAAAGGTGTTGTGGTTATCGACAATAATTGTCGCACGTTAGAAAGCATCGACAAACGCGTCGGCCATTTCTTGAGTATGACAAACCATCAGATTGTTGAGCTGGCGTATGCGGCAAAAAACCAAGCACTTGCACGGGAGCAGTCGGGGGTGTCTAGCAACACGTCGGTCAGAAAAGCTAGCGACTTTGCTGATGCTTTGATGAAAATATATCGCGACCGAGTTGGCACGCATGTCGATGGTCAAACTGTTTTAAGAGGGGAAGAGTAATGGGTTACATTTCGAAAATAGACAAGAACCTGCGTCACATGGTTGAAGAGGTCATTGTCTCTCACGACGATATTGGCGTGTATCTTAAGCGCCCGTATATATTCAGCACAACAAGCGCATCGACAACATTCTTTGGCTTAGAAGAATGCGAGGCCGAAGCGTGGGCTGAACTTAACGAGTGCATTGCTGACGAAGCAATGGCTATTGAGCCAGAAACTTGGGACAAAGGGTAATAAAATGAATTACATTTTGAAAGACGTATTGGATTTGGTCGGCCTCATTATTACGATGGCTGGCGTGGTTGCATTATTTACAGTGTTGGAGGCACTAGCATCATGAAGACTAAAGATTATCAAATTTTTCAAAGACGTTCGCAGTGCGGACGCAAAATCACGGCGCACATCGTGGCCGAGACGCAAGGCGCGTTGATTGACGCTATCAATTATTATCGCGGGCTGTATCGTTTCCACGATGCTGGCGTGCCTTACAATCAAACATCTTTGACCTGCGACATTGACCGTCGCGCACAGGACGGTGGCTAATATGATTTTATGGCGACAAATGGATGAAATCCACGGTGGTTGGATTTATTACGCGACAAACTCCGAAGGGAAGGTCGCACGCGCTCGGTATATGCAAGGGCTTGATATGAACAAGGAAGAGCGTGCCGAGTATGAGCAGCTTTGTCCGCTTGAGCGTGTGGATGTTTGGCACCCAGACAGCAAGCAGTCGATGACGCGGTTGATGAACATGATGGAGAACGGAAGGGAAGTGAAATGGGTGAGGTAATTGCATTTAGAAGCGCAGACGAGCTTGCCGAAGACTATCGGGTCTGTCAGCAGCGCGACAGAACGGCGGCAAAGATGCGCCGCCAAATCGATTTGCTTGAGCGTGAGGAGCGCGACAAGCCAGAGTTTACCATTGGCATAGTTAACGACGACGGTCAGCTTGAAGTTATCCAAGCCAAGCCTGTCGGCAAAAATGTCAAAATGTTACCAGAATTGTTTTGTCTTGGTGTAATCTTGTTTGGCACATTTGCTTTTTTAGAAAATATTGGAGTTTAAGATGCAAGAGTTTAAAAATGAACACGGCGAGGTAACAACCATCTCGACCGACAGCCCGGTCAGCAAAACCAATGACGCACCACCAGCCGATTTGGCATACCTGCGCAATTGCCCTGTCGATGGCTTTCCGTGCGAGCTTGCGGTAAAACATGGCAACGACTATTTTGTTGTCGCGCTGAACCGAAATCAGCTTATGAATATGCTAGAAGCTGGCACAACATTGCTGCGCCAATTTGACAAGCGACCTATCGAAAATATGGACGTGGAATAATGACAACGAAGTGGGTCGGCCTGCCAGACAAAGAGGCTTTCGCGGAAATCTTTACCGAGGTTAAAAGCGTGGTTGAATATGCTCACCGAATGCGTGGGGAAACAACAGACGAAGATTTGGTCGAGAAACTAACTTGGAAGCTCGAAGAAATCATCGGCTATAAAGGGGATGGCAATGACTTTAAATGATTACATGCGCGGCAAAGGCGTGACCGACGATGCGATGTCGAAAAAGATTGGCGTCAGCCGGTCGGCGGTAACTCAGTATCGTCTGGGCGACCGTATGCCAAGACCTGAGATAATGCTGCGGCTTGTTGCGGCGACTGACAACGAAGTCAGCCCGCTCGAACTTGCCATGGGGTTGCGTCGTGGCAAATAACATTTATTGCTACAACTTGCCGTTTCCGCCCAGTGTGAACGCCCTGTGGCGCATTTCGGGTCGGCGGATGTATCGCTCGAAAAAATACACAGAATGGCTAGGTGAAGCTGCGCTGGCTTTAGAGCTAGAGCAAAAGCCTGAGATTGACTATCCGTTCAATATCGAAATTATAATTGGGCGTCCCGACAAAAGACGCCGCGATTTGGATAATCTGGCAAAGCCCATTTTAGACGTGTTGCAGCATTGCAAAGTTCTGGCAGATGATTGTCACGCGCAGCGCATCACGATGCTTTGGACGCACGATATTGAGGGGTGCAAGATTACCATCTCCACCGCAGATGTGAACATGTAGGCTCTTCTTCACAAGTAAATGCGTTTTTTGTGTTGACGCAGAGCGTGACATTGAATATAGATAAAGAGTAACAAATTGAAACGAGGGTTTTAAAATGAGTGCATTTGAACAACACGGAATTAGGCATCTTTCTTATAGTGCCATTGATATGTTCCGCAACGACCCAGCCGCATGGCTTTTGCGTTACCCGATGCGTGTGCGCGGCGGCAGTAACTCAAACATGTGGCGCGGCATTGCAGCCGAAGACGGTCTGGAGCAATACCTGACCGACGAGTTTGGCACGATGTCAGTCGAGGACGCGGTCGCAGCAGCACGCAAGCGGTTCGCTAAAGAGACTGCACTGATGGCGACAGACAATGGGCGCGACAAGGCGATGGCCGATTTAGAAGGCTACGTCACCAACGCCATTGAGGCGATGAAACCATTTGGCCGGCCAGCCGCAACGCAGACGCGGTTGAGTTTACGGTTCGACAATTGCCCGGTCGAGATTATGGGCTTTGACGACTTTAGCTATACCGACCCGAACCTGTCCATTGACCTCAAGACGACTGGCCGTATGCCAAGTCAAATCATGGACAACCACAAACGGCAAGGCGCGTTATATCAAGCGATGCGCCCCGATTACGACATCAAATTCTGCTACGTCACGCCGAAGAAATTCGCAATATACGACCTCGACAAAGACGAGGCGGCGGAGTTGCTCGAAGAATACAAAGTCACGGTAAAGAAAATGGAAACGTTCCTGTCGCTGTCAAATGACGCGACTGAGCTTGCCAGCATCTTTGCCCCATCCTATTCCAGTTTTTATTGGAATGACCCGATTATGCGTAGCGAAGCCAAGCGCGTATTCGGGGTTTAATCATGGCTTCATGCAAAAAGAGAGAAATGTAAATGCCTTTAAGTTTTGGAAATGGTGGCACAGGAAATTACAAACCCTATGTCAAATATATGGCCTCAACATCCAGTTGGGAAAACCGCGATGGTGCGGTGAAGTTGAGCAAGGCGGTTTTTGACCTTGCACAAATCAAGACAGGCTGGTGCCTGTTTACAGAGGGTGGCGCACCAGAATGGGTGATGGACGCCAGCCTCGATGCGCCCGCAGCGCGACCAGTTGGCGAAGGCCAGTGGAAGCGTGGGTTCAAAGTAAACATCTTTAGCAAGTCTGCTTTTGGTGACGAAGAACCAGTCGCGGAGTGGGCGACAAACGGTGCGGGTGCAACTATGGGCATCCAGTCGCTCTATGGCGAATACGAGGCGGCAAGTGCCGACCATGCTGGTCAGGTTCCTGTCGTTGAGTTTTCAGGTGCTGTGCCAACTAAAGTTGGCAAAGGCTCGACCACAATACCGACCCTAAAGGTTGTTTCGTGGATTGACCGCCCAGCCGAATTGGATGATAGTGCGGACAGTGGCGCGTCTATTACTCCCGAGACGCAGCCAGCAGCTAGTGCGGACGACGAGTTCTAAGCACTGGGTGAAGAAGGGTCAGCGCGGTTCCTCCCTCGTCCGTGCTGACCCGACTTTCAGAGGGAGATAAACGTGGGAGCGTTCCGTGAAAGTATTAGATTTATTTAGCGGCATAGGAGGGTTTAGTATTGGCCTCGAAAAAGCAGGGTTTGAAACAGTCGCGTTTTGCGAAATCGAAGAATATCCCAAAGCAGTCCTCAGAAAGCATTGGCCTGACACGCCAATCTATAATGATGTCAGAGAACTCACAGGTGAGCGGCTCAGAGCAGACGGAATTTTTCCCGACGTTATCGTCGGCGGATACCCGTGCCAGCCATTCAGTTATTCCGGGGTCAGACGAGGCGCAGAAGATGACCGCCATCTCTGGCCAGAAGTGTATCGGCTTATTAAAGAAATCCGACCCGCTTGGGGAATTTTCGAGAATGTTGCTGGACACATCACAATGGGTCTCGACGAGGTGCTATCTGACTTGGAAGCCGAAGGCTACGCCGCAAGGCCGTTTGTTATTCCAGCTTGCGGTGTCGATGCCCCGCACAGACGAGACAGAGTGTGGATTGTCGCCAAAAATGTGGCCGACACCAACAGCGAGCGACTGCAAGGGGGCTGTGTTGGACAGGTATATGGGGTCGAAAACGTATCGCGGCAACCTGCGGGAAGCGGCGAGAACAAGCAAAACGTCTGGCCAACTGAACCCAACGTGGGGCGAGTGGCTAATGGGGTTCCCAGAAGGTCACACCGAATTAAAGCATTGGGAAACGCGGTCGTCCCGCAAATCCCAGAACAAATCGGAAGAATAATTTTAGAAGTTGAGGGACTGATATGAGTTTAATTGATAAAGCTTTAGAAGTCGCGGAAGACTATCCAGTTTTCCCGTGCGATACTAAGAAGAGACCTGTCTGCCAAGGCGGGTTCAAAGCAGCAACGCAAGACCCGGACGAGGTCGAGCGATTGTTTTCGGCTGGTAATGCCGCATTGATTGGCA